AATTTGGTTGGAAAGGGTAGCTTATCCATGCGCGCACAATAGCTTTTTGGGGGCGTTACGGAGGCGGTTAAAAAAAACTTGTTAGCGGTTTTGCATCTGTTTAAGTGTTTTTGAGATGACAGACCGCGCTGTGGCGTTATCTTCCGTTCCCAGCCTTTTTTCAAGCGCTCGCATAGCCTCGTCCGTTCCTATCATTCTAAGTGACCGCACCGCAGAAAGGCGTACTCTCCGTGGCTAAACAGCTGAAGTTGAACCCTGGTGCTCAGGAAGACTTCGTACGCGGGGATGAGAAGTTCTCCGCGTACATCGGAGGCCTGTAGCTAGGCTCCGGCAAGACGTGGGCTGGGATTGCTCGCGGACTGAAGTACGCGCTCCAGCCCAAACCACCGGGGGTGTATCACTCCCCCCATGGCATCATCGCTGCTGTGTCCTACCCTGCTCTGCGGGACATCATCATCCCGAAACTCCAGGAGGTCATGTCCATCACAGGCCTCGCAGAGTGGGAGCTGGACTACAAGAAGTCAGAGAAGGAACTCACGATGCGCAATGGGGCCATCATCCGTCTCCGTTCTCTGGACCGTCCCGACAACATCATCCGTGGTCCCGAGTATACATGGGCGTTCATCGATGAGGGCCGTAACGTCACTCTGAACGACTGGAAGCTACTGAACGGCCGCCTCCGGCAGCCCGGCTACAAGCGAGGGGCCTGGGTAGCATCTACGCCGAACGGTTTCGATTGGATGTACCACGTGTTCCACCCTGACGGCGACCATCATCAGACGGAGTACCCGAACGCAGTCTGGTACAACGCCGCGATGCGTGAGAACATCCACCTAGACGAGGACTACCTCCAGATGATGGAGCAGTCCTACAGCGGCCGGTTTTACGAGCAGGAGGTGCTCGGGAAGTTTGTCGGCATCGTTGAGGGCGGAGTGTTCCCCGAATGGGACCCCATCAAGTTCTGTATCCCGCTAGAGTACCGCCCCGAATTACCACTCTACTCGTTCTGGGACTTTGGAATCGGCGACCCCGGCGTGTGCATCTTCGCACAGGTCGAGTGGGTTGCCACAGAGGTCTTGTCAGGGGTGAAGCAGTTCAAGCTGCCCTACCTGTATATCCTGGGCTCCGTCGAAGCCAAGGATTGGACTTCAAGCATGTGGGCAGATGCCTACCATTCGTACCTTGACCAGAAGTTTCCAGCTGGGACCCGTACCCGGGGGGATTATGGTGACCCAGCGGGGATGCAGCGCAATCCCTCTAACGGCAGTTCGGTCATTCGTGACCTGAACGCGGCCCAGGTACCTGTGGCCCCCGTTGCGAAGCGTCCCCAGGATTACGCCATCCGCATCCTAAGCAACATGATGTCGGATGGGCGGGTGTACGTGAACATCAACGGCGCTAAGCGCGTCTCTGATGCTTTCTCGTCGCACAAGTGGAAGCTCGATAAGAACGGCGTAAGGACAGGAGAGTCCCCGGTTCACGACTGGACCTCCCACTTGGTAGACGCTGTTAGGTATGGAGCTTCCGTGCTCCTCCCGTTCCACCCCCGTGATATTGATGAAAAGGACGATGTACGCCCATTCAACGAACTGGAGTATGGCCACGTATTCGAGCAGCTGGTGCACCAACCACCCAAACGATGGCTCGGCGGCGCCGGACGCCCGAAGCCCAGGTTCGTACCGACGATAACGCCAAGGAGCTAGCCGATGGCGAAGAACGAGGACCAGGCGCGGCACCGCGCCCGCGTGAAGGAACGCAGTGGAATCCTCTGCCGCTCTTGCAACGCGGCAATCGGTCTCCTCGGTGACACCCTGGAAGGCGTAGAGCGCGCCTTCATGTACCTACTGGAGCGCGCACATGGCTAAGAATGAAGTATTCAGGGTGTATCGTGATGAGGAGACGATGCTCAAGGTTTACGCACGGCGTCTGCGCATCGCCGACCGTAAATACGACAAGGGCAAGGATGTTCGACACAAGTTCAACGCCCGGTATCGCAATGAGGTAGACCCCGACCAGGTCAATGAGGACGGCCACCGCGTAACGGTGACCTCCGGCATCGGCATCATCGACACGATGTTTGCGTCGATGGTCGCTGTGAATGTCGAGTTCATCGCCATGAACGTTGGAAATGGAACCCGCCTTCAGGCCGAAGCAGCTACCCGAGGACTTAATCAGGCGTGGAAGGACACGAAGGGCCAGAAGCGAGCCAGGCACTCAATCAAGGATGCGCTGCTCACTGACACCGGTTGGGCCAAGGTCTACTATGACTATGTAGAGGACATCGAAACCCGCGACCGCCCGGAGAGCGCCATCCAACAGCAGGTTCTAGAGCTGTTCGGCGCTGACATGAGCGACGTGACCGAAGCGAAAATTGCTGAGGCCATCGAAAATGGCGAGCTACAGATGACCGAAGATGTGGACATCGTCCTCCGGGACCGCATCTGCGTAGATTACGTCCCCTGGGACATGATTCGATACGACCCTTCGGCCAAGCAAATCGAGGACATGCGCTGGGTGTGCCAGTACACGCTCTATCCTGTACCTGAGGTGAAGAACAACCCTGTTTGGCGGGACTACGTAAAGGTCCGCTACGGTGAGCGCAAAGGTCCGAAGATGCTCGACGATATGGAGGGCGACTCACGAATCAGCACTGGCCTGGAAATAGACGCCGAATTACTGAAGGAGTTCGGGGAGGATGAGAACGCGGACGACCAGCGCATCACTGTCTGCGAGATGTGGGACTTCGAGACCGGGCTTGTGACGGTCTTCCCTAAAGGCAACACCGAGCTGGTGCTTCACCAGCGGGTAAACCCGCTGATGTTCAACCTAGATTTGGAGGACAGAAACCCGTTCAAGCCGCTCATTATCCGGGATGACCCGGACAACTTCGAGGGCCTTGGGGATATGCGCATCATCTTCCCCGCCCTAGAGGAGTTGGACGAGTATCGTTCGAACCAGGCAACCTACGTCGCGCGAACCATCCCTAAGATTTTCGGACCTGAAGAGGCTTTGACGAGTAAGGGCAAAGACGCCCTGAAGTCCCCCGTCTGGGGGGAGTACGTAGGGCTTGCACACGGCCACACGCGGGAAAGCATCGGCGACGTGAAGATTCCGCCCTTGCCTCAGGAAGCCTACCAGGTCCAGGAGCAGGTCCTGTTCGAGATGAAGGAATCTACGGGGGCCTCTGAACCCATGCGTGGAGTGTTCCCCACTCGCCGAACGACAGCTACAGAGACCCAAATCGTCACCGGCAAGGGCGAGGAGCGACAGGCTGAGCGCCGGGGCGCCCTAGAAGAGTGGTATCTCTCGATTGCCCGCACGATGCTTCAGCTCATGCAGGTCTTCTACGACCGGGACCGCATGCTCCGATACACAGACGACTTGGGCCAGGAGTTCGCCTGGGAGTGGAACAAGGAAGATATCGCTATCGATGCGGACATCGACATCTCTCTTACTCCGAAGGAGAGCCTGACGCGCGACCAGCGCGTACAGCGCGCCCTTCAGTTCATGAACCTCGCACTACCGCTACCGGAGACCGACCGCGGGCAGCTGCTTAGGTTCGTGGCCCAGGAGATGGGCTTCCGTATGGAAGACATCCGTGCTATGGTGAAGGGCGACAAGGAAGTGGCCATGGAGAAGCAGCAGGAGCAGATTGGCGCCTTCGCTACCAGCCCACAGCCATTCGCTGACAGTCCACAGGGTCTCGGCATCACGCCGAAGTAGTCATGGGGTTCATGACCCCGATGTTCCTTATCAGCGCGCTCATCTTCGTGCTGAGCGCCATGCACGTACTCAGCTCGATTACAGTTTTCCTAGCTCGTCTTCTTAACTAGACCAAAGGCGGAGATGCCCGCTCGTGTACAGAAAGCCAAGGCTAAGGCCAAGAGGCCTGAGGAGGAAGAAACGACCATGGTCGCAGCTGATGTACAGGCAGTGAAGAACGAGATGGACGACATCCTTGCTGACATCGACGAAGTGTTGGAACTGAACGCAGAAGAGTTCGTGAAGTCGTATGTGCAGAAAGGCGGAGAGTAGTACTTGCGTACCAGGCCATGGTGGCCAATCCGGCTCCAACCCGGTAGGACAGGGTTCGATTCCTTGGGGACGCGCACTAGTACCACCCACCGAGGCCCTATTACAGGAGCGCCGCTCCCGAGGAGAAGGGTACAGAGGAGGCACTGATGGCCGAACAGGCCGACCTACGCGCTGCGCTAGCAGAGGCAGTGGCAGAGTCTGAGTTCCCCACCGATGAGACCGCAGCTGCGGCCGCTTGGGCAGAATGGGACAAGGACGACGGTGGCGGAGAACCCGCTGCTGAGGCAGAGGCTGCACCTGCCGACGGTGAAGAGCCGAGTAAGGGCGAAGTCTCAGACGAAGAGGAGACTCCCGAGCCCGCCGACGAGGCGGAGGAGCAGGAGCCACTCCCCGACGAATACTGGGGCGTATCTCTGGAAGGCATCCCGGATGAGGTGAAGCGGTCAATCCTTGACCACTTCGCTCAGCAGGACAGTACCATCCAAAAGCTACAGGCCAGGCTGGCCGAACCAGCCGCTCCTGTGGACGAAACTCCACCGGCTGAGCCGGAGGAGATTACAGACGAGGCCCTGGCGCTTGCGCTAGGGTACGACCCGGAAGACCCGTACAACAAGCCGACTGATAGGGAACTTCAGATGGCTCGGAGCGTTATCGACCTGGAAGACAAGGTCGACGCTCTGATTCAGAAGGACCAGATTCAGACGGTTCAAACGGAGTGGAATCGACAGCTCGACGAGCTGGAGAGTACTCAGGGTAAATTGCCCTTCGACCGGGTTCAGGTTCTCAAGTATGCCATCGACGAGGGCATCGCGTCCCCGTTCGAGGTGTATTTCAGGCTCTCGGCTCCCGTGAAGCGGGAGGTCGAGCAGACGGTTGCCAAGGCGCGTCGAGAAGCGGCACGCAAGGCGGAGGCCGGTGGCGTTAAGCCCCGCACCTCGGCCGGTGATTCTCCGACTATCGACCCCAAGACAACCTCGCTGCGAGATGCAGTGGCAATCGCCATGAAGGAGAGCGAGAAGGAGACTGGTCTGTCGTTCAAGAACCTCTTCAGTAGGAAGGTCTTTACTGAGAAGGAGGAGTAAGCCCGTAGCACCTAGTCCTACGACGGGAGTAACACATGGCGAGCATTTACGCTGACCAGTTTGATGTACTGGTCACCACTACGCTCGATAAGGTTCGCGCTACCCTGAGTGACCAGATTTCTAATGAGAACGTGCTTCTAGCATGGCTCAACATGAAAGCTCGTATCACGATGGACGGCGGAACCGTCATCCGTAGGCCGCTTCTGTTCGCGTTCAACGACACGGTGGGTACGTACTCTGGTTACGACCTCATCGACGTGACGCCGCAGGAAGGTCTCGGCTGGGTCGAGTATCCATGGGCACAGCACGCTGGTTCAGTAACCATCTCTGGTGAAGAGGTGAAGAAAAACAGCGGTTCTGCTCAGCTCATTAACCTGCTCCAGGCTAAGATGGACCAGTTGAAGATGTCTATCGCAGACGACTTCAACGCAATGCTGTTCGGTTCCGGCAACGGGAACGGCGGCAAGGACTTCATCGGCCTCATGGGCATCGTGTCGAACGGCAAGCAGTACGGGAATTCGGACACCGGCTCTGGCCTGCCGACCGGCGCCTCCACCACCGACACGCACCTCGGGGGCATCAACGCCTCGACGTACACGTGGTGGAAGTCGAACCTCGTGACGAGCGCAGTGGACCTGACCTCGTTCGACGGCATCGACAGCCTGAACAACCTGTACAACACCATCCGCACCGCACGCTCCAAGGTCGACCTGGAGCTGACCACACAGGCGAACTACGAGGCGTACGAGGCACTCGCAGTGCCGAACGTGCGCTTCCAGTCTCTGAAGGCGGCGGACCTCGGGTTCGAGACCATCGCTCACAAGACGGCTGAGGTCGTGTTCGACCCCGACGTTCCCACGTCGGGCGCCTACCACGATGGTGTCAACACCATCGCTGGTGGTGGAGCATGGTTCATGCTCAACAGCGACCGCCTGGAGTTCGTGCAGCACTCGGATTCGTGGCTCACGCCCACCGAGTTCGTGCGTCCGTACAACCAGGACGCCAAGACGGCCCTCGTTCTGTCGATGGGTAACCTCATCACGGACAGCCGCCGCTCGCACGGCCTCATCATCAACACCACGGTCTAACCAGACCTGGTGACCCTGTAGGACGGGTCGGGGCTCCGGCCCCGGCCCGCCCGACCCACAGGAGGTTCCATGAAGTCCATGACTAGTGACGCCGAAGTGGCTCCGGCACAAGCGCAGAGCCGCTGGGAGGAACGCGACGCGCGCCGCAAGGCGAACGCACAGGTCGCGCGAGATGCCGCCGAGAGGCGGGCATCGCGGGGCCGGAGTGTGACCATCGTCGACCGAGTTGAGAAGGCGAAGGTCAAGCTGAACGGCACGAACGTCGCAGGCGCCATCCAGCTC